GATAAAGTAGGTGTACTCATCGTGTGGTAAATGATTTGAAGTCTTCTTCTGTTAATTGAAATGCCTCTACCAATTCAGCAGGCAGCTTCTTAAACGCCAAGCCAAAGGGAGTGCTAAAGAATTTGGTGGCAGGGATTCCTTTGTTGTAGATGCTACGGGCTAATGCGAACTGAAGGCTCTGCCTCTTTACAAATTGCCCCTTCTTATTTCGTACGCCATCCAATCCCTTCTTGATAGCCCATTGGCTGAACGCCTTTGCAGGCGGCATCTTGTTGGTGTACTTGTAAGGAGACCCCTGTGCGCTTGCATAGGTGCTTTTTGCGCCCCTTACTCCCTTGTCTTGGTACTCACCATAGTCATCCATTGAGAACGTCAAGGAGAAAGAATTTTCCCCTGTTTGCAAATCGTAGCTTAAGGAGTTGTATAGATTCTTGCTCGCGTTGCGTTTGCCCCGTGTAAGGTTGGACTTGGCCTGCTGAATAACATATCCTGCAAACTTTGTAAGCACCGCTTGTATCAAGTCCTTCCGTGCCATTTTAGCAGACGCTTATCTCGGTGTTAGCAAGCAGCACATCAAACGTAGCAGTCCACCCTGCAAGCAGGTTCTCAAACCTCTCGCTAAAGGGAACGCAAGAGGCAGTACCATCCAACTGGTAAAGGTCGGTGTACAGAGTACCCCTGCGCAGTTCTGTGATGACATCGTTGATTACTGCAAGTTGGGTGTTCAAGATATTCTGCTCGTTGCTCGTGCCGTAGAACGGCTCCGCCTGCAAGCGTGGGTTCTCTTTGGTCTCATCTACCAAGTCCATACAAACAATGCTCACGTTCATCCGTACTATCTGTCCTTCGAATGTTGCTTGGTTGATGATGATGTGCGACAAAGGGAAGATGGTCTGCTTGTTCAGGTCTATGTCAAAAATATCCCCTGTCGTTACCACGTTTACTTGGCTATGCGCCTCAAGCGTGTCTTTCAGCTTGGTGGTGATGTCGTAGAACTGTCTCATTTTATTGACTTTTTTATTAGGTCGTTTTCAACCTCTTGCTTTTGCTTTTCAAAGGTGAGGAAGTGTAGGCATTGGTGGATGGGAAGTTGTGTAATTGACTCAAACTGCCTAATGTCTCCCTTAGCGAGTTGATAGATTGTTGCATACCATCCCCATTGCTTGGCGAATTGTCCTTGCTTGGAGTATTCGTTTGACTCTTCGCCTCCAAAGAGGTCAGCATAGCTTGCAGTAACTCGTTCCCTAAATGCCAAAAAAAAAGCGTTGCGCCCATCGCAACATTCATCGGGGCTTGCTTCATCTGCTCCGAGTACTTGCCTGCTCCCTCGTATGGCTCTATCAGGTACCGATGCTTGACCTCGCTTGTGATAGGGCGATACAATACCGCCATCGCTTTGTGCAGGTCTTGCACGTCTTGCAGGTAGCCGTCAAGGTCAACGAACTCACCGTAGGTTATATTGTCAAGCTCTGGGATAAACCCGTACTTGGTGTCCCCCATCGTGAAGGTTGGCGTGAGGCTTGGCTTCTCGTTTATCATCGCACTAATGTGCTTGCTGATATGGCTCACATCTTTGATGCGTACGTTGGGAAGATTGGCAAGAGGCACTCCGCAGAATATCTCAAGCATCTTGTGGGTCAAGAACTCCTCATCGCCCTCAAGCCTCGCAAAGCGTTGGTATTGGTCAAGCGTTATCTCCGACAGGGAGGTGGGTACAATTACCTTTAGTTCCATTGTATTAAAATAACCTTTTAGTTTTAGCGTATGGCATACCTGCCAAAGTTAGGTCTGCTCAACTTGTTATACGTTGCATAGCGCAGCGCATCTATGGCGTGGTTGAATGCATCTATCGGTTTGTTGAGCAGGTTGCCGTTCTTATCTTCTACCCATTTGTAGTTTTGCAATTCTTTAATTAGGTTGCTGCTTCGTGGGGTTACAAATAGCTTGTGCCGCTTCAGCACGTCAATGCCCACTATGACGCTATCTGCGCCCTTCTGCGTGGGTTTCACGTTCCATCCCATACGATGCAGCTCCTCAATAGATTTGGGTTCAGCAGAGTCAGCATATATCTCCGTACGTCTGTCAAGGCCAAGTGAGGCAAGTACGTTGCTGATGTCGGGGTTGGTCATACCCGTGCGGTAGATAAGCTCATCCACATAAAGATTGTCACCCGACTTATAGACTGCCACAAGTGCGGTAGGGTCGTTGGTGTACCCAAAGTCCATCCCGTGACATAGCAGAGTGGCATCCGTTGGTATCTCTGCCTGCCCGTATTGGAAGATGGTGGCTCTGCTCATACCACGTTCCCCTAATCCATAGATTCTCCAGTAGTCATTGTCCGTATGTTGCAGCCTCTCTATCTCCTCAACGATTGAGGCATCCAAGAACGGGTTATCGAGGTAGGTTGACTGGATGTACGTTACGTCATCACGGGTCAGCAACTTATCGTAAATCCAATGGAACGCATCAGAGGGGTTGTAGTCAACCCATATCTTGCCTGTGGTACGAATCAAGAGCTGAAAGAAATCCTCCCAAGTGAGTTCATTGGCCTCGTTGCAGAATAGGTAGTCACGTCTTGCTCCCCGTTTCTTCTGCGGTTGGTCAAGGCTGATGAACTCAAAGAGGTTGCCGTTCAGCTCGTAGGTGTAGTCGCTCTTGTTATGCCGCGCCTCATCGTACAGTCCATTCGCATTTAGGATTTCAAAGAAGTCACGATAGGCCGTCATCTTTAGAGACGGCAGAGACTTGCGGACAATAGAGTACACCTTGCCCCTATCCTCCATCGCCATCACGATGAGCATCTGCAAAAGCGAGTAGGTCTTACCAGAACGGCTGCCGCCTTGATTGACTACTATCCGAGTTGGCGCGGTGTAGTTCTTCTCAAAGAGTTCGCTACTCTTGATGTTTAGCTCGGACAATCTCTACTTTGATTTTCGTTAGCTCATCCGATACCTCGTGTGAGTTCTCCACCCTTGCGAGCTTGGGAGTCGTGTACTCCGCCATCTTATTCAACAGGTCAAGTGCGCCCTTCGGGTCATCAGCAGCAACTTGGGTGAGCCATAGGGTCATATTCTCAAGGTTCTCCTCAATGAGTTTCTGAAAGGCCTCACGGATTTTGTTAGTGCTTTTGTTTGCAATCCCTGCTGGTCTGCCTGCTGGGTTGAGGCTTGGGCCTCCCTTAACGAGGTTGGGGTTTCCTTTTGGCATTTTTTAGATGTTTACTAAATAACCCTTTTTGATAGGTGGTGATTGTGTGTTGCTTGAAGTCGCTCCTTCCATTCTTTGATATCCCCATAGGCAACGTGGCAAGGTCGGCATAGTGCCATCAGGTTTTCTATCGTATCAGCAATTTTGCTTCCACCCATCCCACGAGATTCTATGTGGTGAATGTCTACGGCTTGGCCTTGACATACCTCGCAGGGGATAAAGTCAGTTGTGGAGTAGCCCATCCCTTTCAGGTAGACCTTTGTGTGATTTTTCACCTTTGGTAAATCCAACAGTCATCAATGAACCAAGCACGGGGCAGCAGTTCATCAACCGCTTGGATTACTCCCTTCCAATGTTCGTGGTAGTCATCTCCTGCGATGTAGCCTCCCTTCTTTACTTTGGGTAGCCATAGTTTGATGTCCTCTTTTACCGCCTTATAGGAATGGTCAAGGTCTATGAATACCACGTCAAGGGATTCGTTCAGAAACATTTTTGCAGCTACTTTGGATGTTGCTTTAATCGCTTTATACTTGCGGTCTCCCATATTCTCCAAGAACAGCTCGTAGATGTCGTTGGTCTTGGCGAGCTTGTAGTATGAGTCTATGTACTCTGCCGTTCCTTTGAAGGAATCTATGATTGTGATTTCTTGGGATGTTGCTTTGTCGCATAGGTAGGCAGATGACTTACCGAGCCAAGCACCCAACTCTACGAATGTGCCGTCTTCGGGCATATTGGCAAGGAGGTAGTCGTATGCTGCTTGGTGGTTGAACCACCCGTCTATTTGTTTGCTCGTTTTCATTTTAGGGCGTTATAATAACAAAGATACTGCTCTACGCAGATAAGTGTTCCTTGCTCGGATGCTGCTTGGGCAAAGGTGCCATCTGCCTCATACGTCATCTCAAAGCGTAGGTTGGGCAGGTCGTATGGCTTAAACATATAACAGGCGGTGTCTATGTTGCCGACTCTTGGTTGGTCGGTAGGGCGGAGCCTACCTACTTGCCCCCACGTTACGATAGAGC